CAGCACTGACGGCCGCAACCGTGACGTAATCACCACCGTCGATGGATACCACCTCAAACTCTGGCTCGTGAGACTTCGTCCCACCAGCGAGCGTGATTGTGTCGCCGATGGCGTAATCAATCCCACCGTTGAGCACCGCAGTAACTGAGATATGGTCATCCTTCACGAGGGACTTGAGGATGTCCAGAAAGTCATGATAGTCCGTCGATGTTCCCTTGAACCATGCCATTATAGTTTACTCCCACCACTGTAGGTTCTGATCTTGTTTTGGATGACTCTGTCACCCGCTGAGCTGTCTATGTACGCCGCCGCCGCCGCCTGAGCCTCTTCCTCAGAAGCGACGTTGATAATCACAACACTTCCGCCGCCAGAACTCTGGGCTTGGTCCACTGGGGTTATATGCCCAGGCTGAGCAGGTTGGAACATCTCGGGTCGGCCCCGTTCGCCAACCATGTAGTTCAGGCCCGGAGAGACGGGACCACCGGTGGCCCGTCCCATAGACGAATGGCTCGTGGCCGGTACTGCCGCCGCTGTCCCTGCCGAAGCAGTCTGTCCGAATGCACCCGCGATCGATCCGAGGATACCACCAGATCCAGACATGCTGTTCAGCAACCCGACGATTGCCTGCCGTGCGAGGAGCCGCGTCAGGTCCGCGAGCATCGAATCAACTAGGCTCTTGAAGTCAACCTTGCCGGTCTGGACAAAGCTCACCAGTGCGTCCTCCATGCCCTTGAAGGCGTTGGTGATGGTCTGCTCTGCCGTGTCTGCAAAGTTGGTGATCTCCAGCCCAATCTTGATGAAGCCACGATGGAATCCGTCAATGACACCAGTGCTGACCTCCAAGCTCTTCGCTTGAAGCTCGGCCATCTTCCTATTGACCTCATCCAGCGTTAGACTTATTGTTTCTGTCCCAGGCTGTTTAGTGTTTACAGCTATCCATAGCTCCCGGAGCTGAATCATTTTATTATTGGTTTCGCCGACGTTGTTCGACATATCCTTCATCAATTGACTCTGAACCGTAGTCGGAGAAAACATGGGGTTCTGCTCTCGCATCGTCCGGTCTTCCATTGCTCCTTCTGCTCGCTTGAGCAGTTGGTCTACTCCGGACGACACTAGCGTAGACATATTGAAACCACGCATGAACGCCTGCCCGATGGTCTCGCCTGCGGCTTCAACTTTTGCCTTTGCTCCGCCAAGAACGTCGGTAGACATTTCCTTCTCAAGATTCTTACGAAACATCTCTCCAAAATTACCACCAGCCGCCGCACGATCAAATGCCAGGACGGCCTGATCGGCGAAGAAGTGAGCCTGCTTCACATTGCCCGCCATAGCCTGCTCGACCGATGACGACAACGCCGTAACTGCCATCTTCACGTTCAGGCCGAAGATCCGCAGCATGTTCGCAAGCGTTTTGAATACTGCGATGACGTGGTCCACTACACTCTCGACACCACTTATGATCGCGTTCCAGGCTCGCTTTGCGTAGTTGGGCATGTCGTCAAATACCTTCTTAACGACTTGGCCAGCACCTACGAATAGGCCGGCGAACTTATCGATGAACGACGCCGAAGTCTTCAAGAGTGACGAGATTGTTATCTCATATTCAGTGTTGACATTGCCTGCGGCAGTGATGACCCCAATCGCCTCACCTATCGCGTGGTATGTATCGATGATGTTTCCGCGTAGAGCCACCATCAAATCCGCCAATGTGCCTGTGGAATCATTTGCAATCTTAATCTTGTCGGAGAAAACCGCAACAGCCGCACCCGCTATAAGAATCGCGGCTGCTACTGGGTGGGCCGCTAGAAGAGTCACACTAAACAGCTTCATCTGTGCAACGATGCCAATCAGGTTCTTTAGAAACACCGTACCGAGTACTGTGCCAGCAATCATGGAGACGCGACCTACCAGCTCTATGTTGTCAGCCAAAACCAGCAGGCCATCCGCCATACTCGAAGTGCCCAAAACCGCTTGGTCCATATTCCCAACGAATTGCATGATGGACGACCGGAGAACTGTTATGCCCTGGTCGATCGTAGGAAGCCGACGACCAAACTTCTCAGCCAGTTCAGCCTCAGCCTCGTTGAAGGCCTTGATGATTTCCCTAGACGTGATCCTACCTTGGAACCCAAGCTCGCGAAGTTCGCCTCTCGTCACTTTGAAGTGGGCGGCAATGACGTTAGTCACCACGGGCAACTGTTCCAGAATGGCACGCAGTTCGTCACCCCGTAGGGTATTGGACGCCAACGCCTGCGAGAACTGGACCATACCCCACTGAGCTTCTCGTGCCGTGACACCGGACAGAATGATCGCATGGTTCAACTGCGTAGCGAACCTAACGACGTCCTTCATTCGCAATCCCATCTGAGAGGTGTTGATTGCGATACGGGCGTACATGTCGATATTAGCTTCGAGTGAGGTACGTGTCTCACGACTCATCTTATAGACCGCAGCCATCGCAGCGTGCAACTCGTAGTTACCTTCTGTAACAATGCGGAGACGGTTGAGCATGTTCGCATAAGCATCCGCGAGCATGATCGTGTCACGTAGAACCTTTGCGGATACAAGCCCAGCGAGCACGGTCTTGAGCTTGCCCATTTGGTCGGTCGTGGCGTCACCGGCCTCACCGATGTCACTGATGCGTCGCTTCACAACGCGAGCACCATCTTCACGAATCTCAATCAGCAATAGTTCTTTGCGATCAGCCACGGAGCAGCTTTCCTTTCCGCAGAATGTCCCGAGCAGCAGTGATGGCGAAGAGCGTCATACCAGCACGGGCCTGTTCTGATGTTCCTTCATCAAGGTCAGAAATGTAATAGACGGGGTTGGCAACAAAGATGCTACCCTTACCCACCTTCCATCCCTTCAACTTGTTCGCGGCGGTTATCAGTGCCTCGGTAGACGCCACTTGTCTGTTGGTATCAACGGACTTAGTGTTCGGCGGCTCGGTCTCCCGTGCGGACGGCGTCTTGAATGAAACCTTCCAGTTGACGCGGGCCCGGCCAGTCTTCACCGGCGTTCTAAGCACCAACTCATTCGTAGCAGCTTGGGCAGCTTTGCGGATGGTAGCTGAGACGTTGTGCATCAATACATCACCCACCGCGTCCAATCTACTAGATAAGCTTCGTGCCATGCCTACATTATACCCGATAATATCCGCATTTTCAAGCAGATTCTTTTGATTTGGTAGACATGTGCTTCAAAAAGGCTTGATCCATCGTCCGAATATGATAGCACATATCTTCCGACTCGTCCTCAGTCAATTCGGCTCTTGCACATAATTCATCTATGCACCAAGACGGTATAGGTCCGGCAGACCAACCTGTGCTGCGACACGTGTTCAGTTCCGTAAACGCCTGAAAGTACAGCTCCAGACCCACGAATAGGTCTGGAGCGTTTTGTATACGTTCAGGCAGCGGTCGCTTTCGGAGATAGCATTGCCGGATGATCCTCTGTTCTGCCTGCCCCATCTCCAAATAGTAGAGCAAACAGTCAATCAGTTTTTTGAGTCTTCCTCCATGATCTCGGAACGGAATAGGGTGATATTGTCGGCAGCCTTCATGACGTCAGCAAACAGCTCAGGCAGGGCCCGCATGACTCCCATGCAATTCTCCAGGTTGAAGGCCAGCACCTCTTCGGCGTCGGCGTCGTCGCCCGTCATGGCGTCCTTTGTCACGCCCTTCCAATCAAGGATGACCGCCTGAGAGTAGGCCTTGATGAACATCTCACGAAGGATACCCTCATCGATAACCTCGGTCTGGATCGCCCGACGATGGGGCTTTGCCAGACGAGCCATGACCTTGGCAAACCGCTTGTTGGAGCCACCGGCACGGGCGATCTTGATCTCCAAACCTTCGGCGTACTCAAGCCAGAGGCCTTCACGTTCCACATCCGTGTCAGTTTGAAACATCTTACGCAACGGACTACTCATTCTGTTTCTCCACAAGAAAGTAAGGGCCCAGGGACGTCCTGGGCCCGATGATCTCTTTGTTAGGCCTCGGCGGCGTCAGGGAGGTAATCCCAGAAGCCCACCAGCAGAGTGTGGTCGAGGCCAGTGACGGCACCGGTGCCGATCGCAGCTTCCTGCGTCAGCGGGATTCGGATGGCCGTGTTCTGAGCAACATCCAGTCGCCCGTCGCCCAGGGACAACAGCGGAATATCGACCGTGATACCGCCGTTCTCTTTGACGAGGTGCATGTCCATCGTGACGTCGCTGTTGTTTCGCACGGCGGCAACCGATTCGGTATCCATGAAGTACGCCGTAAGGCTACCGGTGACTTCAAAATTGCCGTAGCTCGCATCGAACCCACCGAGCACGCCGATAGCCTTGTCCGGGGACACGTTGTTGTTGACGGCGATCGTCATCTCTTCTGCGAAGGCGAACAGCGGCGTCGGATTCGCATCCGTGTTGCTGACGATGGCGAGGTTGATTAGCGGCACATTGGACGACGTATTGAACGCCGACTCCTCTATCGAGGCGGCTCGCGTTCCAGTTTTCTTTCCGACGACTCCGGTTCTCTGCTCGTGATCCATAGCGATGAACGCGAGATCGAGCATAGCCTTGTCGGCGGTCGGAATGTTGAAGGTCACTTCGTTGGGGACCGCACCGGTCAGGTACTCTGACTGAATCTCTGTCGGCTCTGCGTCGTCCGGGGCACCGAGCTGACGCTCGATGTTGTAGGTTCTGCGAACGATCTTGGTGCCGACCTCGTTCTTCAACACACGCATGAAGAAGATCTGGATCGTCTTGGCGGCACCGTTGTCCGTGACGACATCCGCCTGGGACTTATCAATGACGATCTCATGAATGGCGGCGGATCGCACGCGGCAAAAACCCATTCCGCTAAGAGCGAACTGTGTCGCGGCGGTGTCACCACCGATGTAGATGAACTCGCCTGGGACCAGACCGAAGTCCGTCATGTCCTTCACGGTTGAGGCCAGCACGGGCAAGTCTCCAGCGTCACTGGCCTGTAGATCGCCAGTATCAAACTGAAAGCCAACCTGCACGATGGTGGCGGCATCACCGGGCGTCTCGGCGACGAGCGTCTCAGCGACCGTCAGTGCGGTGGCCGTCGCAGTGACGACAGTCTTGAGGCCGTTGTTCGAGGCGTTGGTGCAGCCCGACACAAAGACAAGGTCGTCCGCCACGTACACGTCCAGACCAGAGGCAGCCGTGTAGGTTTCCGGGTCGGTCGTGACACCAGTGATCTCGCCGGCCCCGCCGAACTCAACCTTGGTCCGCAGATCCGCGAAGAAGAACCCTTGCAAAATATCCTGCAAGCCTTTCTGCACGAGATCATGATTGATCGAGCCAGCCGCATCCAGGTCCACAGTAGACCCCTTACGCATCTGTCGATCGGTACGGAACGGATTGCGAGACACCTTTGAGATGGACCCACCGAAGTCCGAGAAGCTATTCACGTCAAGAGGATGCCAGACAGGGGTCGTCGGCAGCGTCTTGATGCTGGTCTCCTCAGCGTACGCTGTTTCCACTACATTTGAGTTGATCTTATTTACCGCAGCCATCTAATAAACTCCTTACTGAATCAAGTCGTACTGAAACTCAGCGATTACGTCACATCGAAACCAGCTTCCATCTTCACCAACCTCTATTTCCGAAACATCCTGATACCAGATGTCACCGATACCTGAATTACGGAAGACGTCTGCGAACGCCGCAGAAATCAGGTCACTCTGTGTCAAGCCATCTTCTCGGGGCGTGTAGATCTCCACGAAGATAAAGCCGGACTGGGTATGCCTACCCATCTTGTCGGCACGGCCTAACGACGTGCGTCGTCCACGTCGGTGCTTAACGGATATCCGAACCCACTTAGCAGCTCCGCTTGCGGGAACCGCTTTCTCCGTATCGTCGTAGATAGCGTACAACGACAGCGTAGTCGCCACCGCTTTCAGCGGCGTCAGGATCGCATCTCTCGCGGCTGACCTTGAGACGACCATTAACGACCACCTTCCGCCAGATGCCGATAGACTCGCGACACCCAGCTCTTAAATTCTTCGACTGACATCTCTGGCCCAATAACCAATAACCTTCCATATTTGTGGCCCGTTCGGTTCACAAATAGGTGCCTCTTACTTTGTTTATTCGTGGCTATCATCATTCACAGTCTACACTATTTTCGGACGTTTGTCAAACTATTATTGCCGCACTTGGAGGACGTAAAGGATAATGTCTGATTTGCTGGTAATTTTCTCCACGTCGATTACATTCCAGCTCGACGTGTCCAATGAGTCCACAACCTTGGTTCCCTGCTCAATATTGACGGTGTCGCTTGGGACAATGTAGATCTTCTGATCGCCACGCTTGATGTGGTCATTGTCGATCTGCGAAGCCTTATACCTAACCATAAGACCGATGCTATTGGTGGGAGTGCCGGCAGCGTTACCCCGCCAGGGCTTCGCCGCGTTGGCCTCAGACCCAGGGAGGGTGATCGTCATTGATCGGCCCTCCTCAGCGATCAGCTCTTCAATCCATTGCCAGTCCTCGGGAAGTGGCATTATGACCTCCCAAGTGTCCGTCGAACTTGCGAAAGAAGTCTGGTCCGCTTCATCTTCCCGTCAGCAACACTGAATGCCTTCCATGCAGTCTTGCCTTGAGAGAAGTACTCCGTTTCCTTCTCTATCACATCGGCCTTCTTGCGAACTTTCTTGACCTGATACCCAGAGGGGTCCAATGCGGTGGGACTCAGTGAGCCAGCGATCGCGGACATAGCGTATTCCGAACAAGCCTCTTTCAGCTCGTCGGGATAGCCGGGCAACTCGTATCCGGTGACTTCGGAGTAGACACCAGATCGCGGGCACTCGGTTGACTGATCTCCGTCTTCCCGAGAGCCCGCGAACGTCCACCTGGCGTCTATGTAATCCGTTGCCCTGACAATCGCTTGTTCGATCTCCGTATCGGTAGCGGTGTACCCATTTCCACGGTCATCGTGGTAGGCCTCGAACTCAGCAATGGAGATGTACGCGTTAGCGTCATCTGCCGGTGCATCAGGATCTTGAACCACAAAACTCATAGTACAAAGCTCCAAGTCTTACCACGCAACATATCATATATCGTAGAGCTGTGGACATCAAACTCTTTTGCGAGTTGCACGCCGTTGGCCTCGCCAGAAGTATACTTCTGGCGAATGATCCGCACGATCTCCATACTCAATTTCCTGTTAGGGTTCTGCTCACCAACCCGCATCGCTTCACGTTTTCTGGTCTGCATGTCCTCCAAATTTGCCTGGTGATCTCCAGATCGCAAATGTTTGGGGTTCACACACCCAGGGTTGTCACACGAATGTAGAATCAGCCTACCTTCAATGTCCTGTAAGGAAAGATCATGCTCCAAGCAGTACGCCACCCGCTGAGCATTAACGGCTTTACCATTGACAAAAATCTTTCCGTATCCCTGCCAGTTTCGGTAAGCAGACCACTCCCAACATTGGTCTGCACCCCCAATGCACACCTTCTTCCAAAATCGCTTGGCGAGTTTTAGCTCAACCATATCTCGATGACCTCTACGATTTCAGCTTTGCTTACGGTGGGGTCTTCCATCAACTCAGAGACTTCCTTCACTTTGGGGTGTGCCGTCGCATGCTTGTCAACCCACTCATCCTTGTCGATCATGTTGACGACTTCGATGATCTTGGCCTGCCGTTCATTCGGCTCTTGGGGCTCGGCCACTACCACCGGCTCGGGCTTGGGCTCCACGATAGGGTCCACGTGTTCGCTTCCCGGCGTCGAGATATTCACTTGATAGCTTCGAGTGTAGTAGGTAATCATGCCGGCGACATCTTCGGCTTGCCCAGAAAAATCGGCCAGCCCTTTAACGAATTGCATGTTACCCAGTGCGATTGTCTTGCCCGCGAGTGCTCCTGTCAGGGTCATGCGGATTGTGGTGTGACTCATGGATCTCTCCTTTTATAAAGTAGGGGCCCAGGGACGTCCTGGGCCCGATCAATCGATCTTAGTGTCCGGAGTTGAGCTGGTACAGGATCTCCGGGAGCTTAGTGTCCAGCATGACCACTGCCAGTGCATCACCGCTCGCTCCTTCGTGAGTGATCGTGCCAAACAACGAGGCAAGCACGATGGTGTCACCGTCCCAGGTGGCCGGAGGCAGGAACGACACTTCGACAGTGTTATCACCCAGGTTGTCCGCGGTCCCAGCAACCGTGAGGTTCGGGGTCGAATACGCGGCACCGGCAATGAGCGTGCAGGCGTTCAACGCAGTAACCAGCAGAGCCCCGATGGCGTCGAAATTCCCACCCGATGCAGCAGTGACAGTCACTGACTCCAGCACTGCCCCAGCGGCAGACTTGACCGTGACAGTCGCACGCCAATCTTCCAAGTCCGTATCCTCAGTGAGAGCGGTCACAGTTGCAGCCGCCCACGCGGCGTCACTGGGCAGGCCGAGGTAGGCTTTCATGAGTTGCTTGGCATCGGCAGCAGAGGCCGCAGCTACAACAGCCGTATCCTTGCCTTCCGTCAAGACAGTCTTTGCCGTTACCGGCAGTATTACGTGGTATAGTGCCATCGTGTTATGATCCTTTCATTCAGCCGTAGCTGAGATCAATTCGTGTTAGCTCTTGTAGGCCCCAATGACCCGCAGAGATGTAACTGTTGACAGAATGTCCACAGTCAGATTATCCGTTGACTCACCTTCGGACACAATGTTCCCGAAGAACTTCGCGGTCAGGTCTTCGCCGTTGGGCCCGGTGGCCGTGGCGGCTAGGGTCTTATCCCCGACGTCGTCCGTGCCACCACCAGTCGCGACGAGCAGCGTACCCACGAGGCCATGCGTTGCTTCCGGCGTCCAGGTCGAGGTGTAGGTCACTTCGGTAAGAAGTTCCAAAGCAGTGCCCACATCGGC